GTATCTAACCCCGACGTACAAGCTGCAATTAGTTCTTTAAATGATAAACGTGTCGCGGTACAGTCTAAGGCATGGTGGTTCAATACTCAAGAGAATGTTACGTTAGCTCGTAACCTCGTAGATGAGATTGCTATTCCCTCTACGACTGTTACCTTAGATACTTCTAAGTGTGGTACTGATGTGGTTCAACATGGACTGCGTTTATTCAACCGTGAAACTAACAGTTATAAATTCGATAAGAACCTGACAGACATTTGGTTAGTGACTGCACTACCTTGGGATGATTTACCTTATAGTGTAAGAGAGGTTGTTAAATTCTCTGCTATGATTCAGGTACAATCTGATTTAGAAGGTGATGGAGAAAAGCTCGCTCAAGTAGAAGGTCAGTTACAAGGCGCATTCTTGACTATGAAGAGAGAGCACGTCCGTAACCGTGGTGTGAACGCATTCAAGAACCCTCGTACAGCATTGATGCTGAATGGTCCAAGATGGGGCGGAAGGAACCCTTATCGTATCGGAGGCTAAATGGCTACTAACGTATTTGATACATATGACACTCTATTGCAGGGTGTCTCTCAACAACCTGTCCGTGATAGAGCAGAAGGTCAGTGCGAACGTATGATAAATATGATTCCTGACCCAGTAACGGGATTACATGACAGGCCACCTTCTGAGTATATCAGTGATTTTCTTGACACTTCAGGTAAAGACTTTAAATGGCACCATTACACCCGTAGTGATGATAGCTATATAATCGCTGTTGCTGAAGATGAAGTCTCAATTACTGACTTTGTTGGAACATCTCAAACAGTTGTTGCTGATGCTCGTGCCTTAGCTTATTTTGCAAGAGGGACACGACCACTAAAAGACCGTCTTCATATGGTTACAGTAGGCGATGTTACTTTGGTAGCAAATAGAGATGTTGAGACGACTATACTTCAGCCAGCTTCATTCGAACAATGGTCAAACTCCTTGGTGTACTTCAGAGCCGTTACTCCGGGACGTACTATCAGTATCACAGTATCAGCTTCAGGACAACCGTCTGTAACTGTGAGTTACGTGCTACCTACTCAGGTATCGATTGTTGATGCAACGACTAATGATATTGCCCGTAACACGGATATCCAGAACCAGATTAAAGCTAGTGGTACTGACGTTGTAGCAGCAGCTATGCGTAACGCCTTAAATGCTAATGGTACATTCACTTCGAACTATACGGTAAATCTTCAGGGTTCTGTTATGGAAATACTATCAGACCAGTTTGATGGTTCTGACCGTAAAGAAGTGACAGTGAGTGTAACTGACGATATGGGTGGCTTGAATGTGTACGCTATTAACAGAGCTATCCCAAGTGTCGGTCAACTACCGCCATATGCACCTCAAGGATACGTAGTTCGTATTACTAACGATGGTTCAAATGTCAGAGATGACTATTACCTCAAGTTTGATGCACCGGGTGGAACAGGTTTTACAGCACAGCCGGGTAAATGGAAAGAGGTAGCACATCCTCGCCAGAACTTCAGATTAAATCCCGATGATATGCCGATGGCTATTATTCAGCAACCGGACTTGAGTTTTGTTGTTCATCCTCTTGACCCTGCGGAACCGGGCGATACTAATAATATCTTTTGGGATGACCGTGGTGCAGGTGATGACAACACTAATCAATTCCCTGACTTCACTGGGTATGCGATAGAGGATATGGGACTATTCCAAGAACGTTTATACTTCTTGAGTGCAGAGGCTATTACCTTCAGTGAATCCAAGAATTATTGGAACTGGTTTAAGAAGTCGGCCACAACTGATGTCGTAACCGACCCAGTGAATAAGCCAGCTAACAACGTCGAGGTATCAGTCCTTAAGTATGCAGTGCAACACAACCGTGACTTAATTGTCTTTGCTGATGATGCACAGTTCCGTATTTCAGGACAGCAACCAATCACGCCAAGAAACACGACCATGGTTGTTACTACTAACTTTGGTACAGACCTTAGAGTCCAACCCCAAGTAGCAGGTGAAGTGATATTCTTCCCATTCCGTACAGGTGCATTCTCAGGTATTCGTGAATTCTATACGAACAACGAAGCTGACTCTAATAACGCAAGACCTATAACAACTCAGGTCAAACGTTTCATCAAAGGTTCAGTCATTGAGATGATAGCTAATACGCAGGAAGACATCTTGATTGTCCGTGGTGAAGATGACCCTGATGAAGTTCAGGTTTATCACTACCTATGGCAAGAAGCTCGTCGTGTCCAATCTGCTTGGCATACATGGCGCATAACTCATGGTGCAACCATAGAGCACATGTTCTTTGATAAGTCTAAGTTGTATGTTCTCTATAAAGAGAATGGGACAGATTTGGTTCACGGTGTATTACTTGACCTTGAGGATGCTGACGAAGAGGGCTTAACTCATAACGTTTATGTCGATGACCGTATAGAAGGAACAGGAGTAACAACTTCAGTTACACTTCCAACGAATTATCCAGTCGATAATGCAGATGACCTAATGGCCGTATTTGGCGATGGTTCACCTTATCCAGGTATGCTGGTTCCGTTCACTTATGATTCACCAACTAAGACACTTACTTTACTAAATTCTGCGGAAGGTGGTACTGTATATGTCGGTAAGAAATATGAGAGGATATTCGCACCAACTATGCCTGTTATTCGTGACAACGAAGGTAGAGCACTCGACCCATATAGATTCACTTTAGGTGAGTTTAAGATGTACTTCGATAACTCTGGTCCATTTGAAACGACAGTAACACATCCTGACTTTGGTACATTTACAACCCTTAACTCAAACCGTATTGTTGGTATAGCCAAACTTGGTCAAGTCAACTTAGCGACATCATCATTCATCACTGGTATCCGTATGCCTGTAGAGAGTCTTGATGTAGAGTATAAGGCAACGTCGCAGTTACCTATGAACCTATCATCTCTGAGATGGAAAGGTCAAGTCACACAACGTGGAAGGAAGATATAATGGCATTAGACCCGATGTTTATGGACTTCGGGCTTAATTTGACAAAGCAATACCTTGCAGGGAGAGAGACAGATGTACTCAATGCAGGTATTGCCCTGAACAACGAGATTGCCGATATACAGGCAGCCGAACAACAGGGCTATGCAGCGACTAATTACAGCCAGTCCTTAGAAGAATTGCAACAGGCTTCACTCGATGTAGCCATACAGGAACTTCAAGCAAATGCAGAAGCTAGGTTAGCTAGTGCAGCATTCGGAGTATCTGAAGAAGCAGCCACATTATCTATCGCTCGTGAAGCTGGTAAGAGCCAAGCTGAGATTGATAGAGCACGTAATGCGGCTGAAGTTAATTATACAACTGAACGCAAGGCTATCAAAGCCCAAGCTAAGAGTAGACATAAACTTGCTATCCAGAAACCGTCCGTATTGGCGAATGTTGTGGAGGCAGGTTCAGCAACTTACTTCCGCGCACTTAAGAGCGGATTAATCTCATAGGAGGGGTTATGCCTCGTATTAATTCAACAAGCACAGTTGCCACACCGGATACGGAAGGATTGGTCAGAGGTAAGAAAACTTTAGCCAAGTCTCTTTTAAACTTTGCAGATGCAGCCAGTGTTAACGAAATGAACAAAGAGGCAAGTCGACGATTCCTAGAAGGTCAGCAAGCCGTTGCTCAAGGTGCTTCTGTTCAAGATGTAAAGGATAATCAAAAGTCATTCTCTTCCATGTTTGGAGAAGGTGCAAGTGTAGCTGGTGCCCGTTCACTGGCTACACAAAATGCATTAGATGAAGCTTATCGTACATCTCTGGATGCCATACCAAACAATGCACACTTGACGCCTAAAGAGTATGCACAAGTACAACAGGCAGAACTTGCTAAGTATATCGACGGGATTGAAGATGATGAGACTCGCCAAGCTATCACTATCGGATTCTCAAAGAAAGCTTCCGAGTTAGCAGGTCTTCAGACTAAGGCGTACGCTAAACATATCGATGCTCAGAATGCTCGTATGTATCAGCAACAGTTATTCAGTAAAGGTCTATCAGCACAGAGTGCAGTAGGCAAAGGTACTGAGACTGAACTCGCAGCAAACAAGGAATTGTTGAACGCGATGATTAAGCCTAAAGGTATGGGAGACTCACAGTACTTTAGTCTGCTAACCGAAAGCGTTAAATCATCTCTTGAAGAGGGTAACGGTGCACTGTACAACACGTTCATTGAAATGGATATGACTGAACAGTTAACACCTAACCAGCGTGCCACCCTTCATAAAGCTTACGATAGTTATGAAAAGGAGCAGATGAAGCAACAATCTGTTATTGTAGGTCAGTCATTGTTTGAGTTGAACAACCAAGCTGACGACCCTAATACAGACCTAACTGATTTGGTTTCATCGATTAGTGAGCATCAGCAGAAATACGGCATGAGTGCTGAGAAAGTTACTTCCATATTAGGTCGTTACAAGAAGATGCAGGACAGCGACGTTACAATGAAGGATAATGCTCATTTAGCTCGTACTCGCCAATTCCACTTGGTAACTGAGAAAGAGCGTCCAGCAGCACTAGATGCTATGCGTCAAGAGTTCGGTGATAAATATCCTGAATACTGGGCCACTATCGGTGTACGTGATACAGCTCTATCTAAGCAATGGACACAATCATTTCAATCATTAACTTTACCTGACGGTGAGGTTGACCCTCGTTTTGTTGAAACTGCTCAGACATTCATGCAGTACTCAGCATTAGACAAGGACAGAGCATTCGACCATATCACAGATGCTAAAGCTAAGGCTCGTATGCAAGCTGTGTTATCTCGTGCTCAAATCGATGGCGATTTAGTATCAGCTGTTCGTCAACGTGCATTAGTTGAACAGAATAACGCTAAGGGTGGGTTTACTAAGGAGACGAAGGAAGAGATTACCGATGAAGTTAATGACGTCATGGAAGGTACTATCTTACCGAACTTCTTGGGAGGACGTGATGCTCTTGATAGTTTCAACACGGATTATGTTCGTGCAACTGTTAGACGTAAGACTGAAGACTATATGCTTAATGGTAGGCTTAGTGCAGAAGATGCAGCAGAGCTTGCCCGTATGGATTTTGAGAGGCAACATGAAAAGATTAAAGGTGATTATATTCCTAATGGTGGGACTCCTTTCAGCGTCAGACTCGGTTTGCAAGACGGTGAATCCCCGGAGGATGCTTTAGATGGTTTTGTTGAGAAACATAGGACTGAAATGTTCGGTGGCCACGAAGGAACCTACAGCACAATCTTTAACCCGTCAAATAACTCAATGACATTTGTACCAGTCGACGATAACGGTCTACCGCTAACAGGTGGAAAGACTCTATCACTCGATGCTATGAAGTCAATGAATGTTATGGCTCATGCTAAAGAGCAATCCAATAAGTTACAAGCTAACGCACTTAAACATAGTGATGATTTGGATACGCGGATTAGACGTACTCGTATGCACCACAAACGTCGTTATGGCAAGGACCTTTCTGAGAAAGAAGCCTTAGATGTAATTAATACTCAAGACAAATCTTTCCATAACCTAAAGACTGGTATGGTTAAGAGTCTCTTTGATTTGTTCTCTCCTCTTAAAGGTATGGGAGCAACACAGGAGATGATTGAGAAGTTATCCGAAACAGTTAATTCACCAGAACAGAATGCGGTACAAGCTGCTTCTGATATGGGTGTTAAACATGGAATTGCTTTACCTACTAAATCTGGTATGGGTTGGGGCGTAGAGTCTGTTAGTGTAATTGGCGGGACAAATGAGCACGTTGGTTACATGTTAGATGTGTTCGCTGCAACTGAATCGGGTAGCGGTAAATACAAAGCTAACCCTAACTCGTCTGCTCGCGGTGTATTTCAGTATCTGACGAAACAGACAGAGGGCGGTAATAATGCTATGCAAACTGCAATCAATCGTGCCAAACGTGCATTCCCTGATGGTGCGCCTACATGGTTAACTGATTTGGAAGATGTTGCATTTAATGGAACTGATGAGGAAAGAGCGAGAGCAATGATTGAATTGAGTGATGACCACTCAGCAGCATTACTGCTATTGGACTTCCAAGGCAGACCAGAAACTAAGGCGTTACTTGATAAAGTTAAAGAGGGCGATACGGAAGCCATGAAGAAACTTTACTTCACGTATCACCATACTAAACCAGACCAGGCTACAATAACCCTGTTCGAAAAGAACATGGCAAAATTGAAGTGATAAGGAACTATTATGCCACTAGATGACTTTAAACCTGAAGTATCAGAAGTGAGTGAGGCGGTAACGTCAATTAATCAACCACTACCTGAAGCTAAACCAATCGAAGCTCGAGTGGCAACTCCTACAGGGGAGGTGTTCGAGAAAGCCTTCGAACTACACAACCCAGTTAGTAACTTGTTCCAGTTAGGCGAGAAGCCTTACGAACCTATTGAGAGATGGGATGCCTTAGCGCATCCTGAACTCTTGGAAGGAATCGACGAAGAGTACCACAAAGAGATTGTAGCTGCCCGTTCATTCGAACATGCTTCAAGAATCCGTACAGAGATTCAAGCAGAAGTGGCAGGTAATGAAATGCTCATGCAGGAAGGATTTACTGGCTTAGGTGCAATTGCGGTTGCATCTTTAGCTAGCCCGGATATCTTCCTCGGTGGTGGTGCTATTTACAATACTGGTAAACTTGCATTGAAAGCTCATCGCTTACAACGTGCAGGTATTATCGGTGCAGAAGGTTTCGCATTAGGCGCAGTAAGTACAGCAGCACAAGCAGCTAACCAACATACAGTTGATGCTGAAGATGTGCTATATAATGGATTATTCGGTATGGCCTTAATCGGTGGTACTGATACTATCCTACAAAGCTTCAAGGGAGTTAACCTAGCAGATGAAGCAGCAGATGTCTTAAACCGTACTCGTAATAGTATGGATTCTAAATTAGCTGAACCGAAAGACTTATCCGCAGCAGCTACAGCAAGAGGTGATTCTCGTTTCTCTAAGACTGAGACTGAAGAAGATATTGTTGCAGATGCTTCAGAATGGGCCGAGACTAATAAGGTCACTCGTGGTGGTCAAGTATCTCAAGTAATGGATGCTATCGCTAAGAAGTTCCCTTCTATGGCGAGTACCGATAGCACTAACCTCTGGAACTCTAAATCAGCAGTAGCTAATAAGTTCACACATGAAATGGCTGAATCTGGTTCCGGTATTTATAAGCGTACTGATACAGCAGCACAGATAAAGGATTTCACTGAACGTCGTTACCTCAGCAAGTTTATGCCTAACTATGAAGCTCATGTGCAAGGCTTTGCTGGTGCGGCTGGATTAACTGGTCGTCGTTCTAAGGCAGATGCTTTCAACAGAGAGTTACGTCTTGAACTTGAAGGACGTCGTAGAGCATTTATTGAAGGTGCACAACCGACTAAGAATGTTGACCCAGTAATCACCAAAGCAGCCGATGAATGGCAGTCTATGGTTGATGATGTTCTGAATGATGCGAAGAGTGCTAAGGTACAAGGATTCGATTCAATAGAAAGAATACCCGGTTATGTTCCACTACATTGGGACGGTGCAGCACTTAGAGGCATGAGTAAGATTGACTACAACGGATACTTATCACTCTTGGCTAAAGGCTATGAAGAGACTGGTATGGATGAAGATGTAGCCATGAAGATTGCCGAAGCTGTATTCGACCGCTCTGGCCGTAAAGACCTCAACCTTGACTCTAATGTATCAGCTCTATTTAGTGGTGATGCAGCAGCAGCTCTCAAGAGGCTCTTAGGCGATGAGCAGTTCGAACAGGTACAAAACATCGTTAAAGGTAAATCTGACGAAGCTGGAGCCAGTGCACGAGCTAGAAAGCGTACTGATGTTGACTTGACTGTGACTGATGCTTCAGGCAGAAGTTTGCTTGATATAGTCAATAACGATATGCAATTCGTTGGTTCTAAGTACTCTCAAGAAATGGCTGGTCGTGTGGCTATGGCCAAGAAGGGTATTAAGTCAGAAGCAGACTTTGACCGTATCAAAGAAGCAGCACTTAAACAGGCATCTGAATTAGGTGAAGACACAGACTTGATTGACCGTTCTATGCAGTCGGTTTATAATCAGTTGTTATCACGTCCTGCCGATGGTCAAGGTGTGAATAAAGGTATACGTCGATTTATGGACTTTGCTTCAGTGTCTATGCTTGGTGGTATGGGTATGGCCCAGTTAGCTGAGTATGGTCCTATCCTTGCTCAAGTCGGTATACAAGATACAATGAAGAACCTGAAGTTCCTTAGCCCAAAGAATTTCGCAAGAGATTTTGAAGGTGAGGTATTACAAGACATGCAATCATTAATGGGTAAAGTTGGACAAGAAGAGATTCTGTATGCTCCTTATGTTCGCTTAGAAGATGCTGGCGATGCCACTACTAATAAGCTGCTTAAAGGATATGATGATATCTCAGCTCGTGCTCAATATCTGAATGGAATGTTGTCAGGTAACAATGCGATTAAACGTCATCAACAACGTATGGCTGTAACTCTAGGTGCTGCTAAGGTAGCCCGTTTAGTGAAAGAAGGTAAGTTCGATACCAAGTTCTTAGAAGAGATTGGAATGGAGAAAGCTACACTAAAAGAGATACAGAAGCGTATTGATTCAGGTGATGTTACTTTCAATGCTAATGGTGGATTAGACGGGTTGAACTTAGCGTCTTGGAATCCTAAAGCAGCAGAGAACTTCGCAGTATCAATGAACCGTCACATGCACCAAGTTGTTCAACGTACATTAGCAGGTGAAAACAGTTATTGGATGGATGGCACTTTGGCCAAACTCTTCCTACAGTTCCGTAACTATCCGGTTGCAGCTATGGGTAAACAGTTAGCTCGTGGTATCAGAAGTGGTAATGCTGGTCCTGTATTCTTGTACTCTACTTCGGCTGCGATATTAGCATATAATCTTAAACTAACTCTTCAGAATAAGGATACCTCAAAGTTGACTACTGAAGACCACGTGTTAAATATAATGCAGATGTCGTCACCAGCAGGTCTATTACCTGATATGTATACCACCACAATGGGAATGATGGGTCAAGACAATACGTTCGGACGTCAGGCTGATGTATCCAATCCTGTCTTCAGTTTAGTTGAAGCTGGAATGAATGCTCCACAAGCTGTTTATAACCTATCTACTGGTGAAGGTTCTAAAGGCGACGTAAGTACAATAACTACTTTAACTCCGTTTAGTAATATTGGCGGTGTAAGTGCTTTAATAAATGGTTTGAAAGAGGGGATGTAAATTCCCTTTTTCTGCCACTCCTTAGAGAAACTTAAAGGAATTTTAACATGGCGTTATCGGCACAAACGTACATAGGCGACGGTATAAATACTGATTTCGTCTTGGATTTTACTTTGGGTTATATTTCAACAGACCATATCCATGTTTTCTTGGATGGTGTTGAAGAAGCTCAAAACACTTTAACTTTTATTAATGCGGGTGGTTCAGTTCGTTTAGCGGCTGCTCCTGGTGTTGGTGTTGAAGTATTGGTACGTCGTATCGTACCTAATGATAAGCTCATCCATGATTACCAAAATGGTGCATTGGTTATTGAGCAGAATCTTGATGACTCTAACAGACAAGCAGTAATGCTACAGCATGAATCTATCGACGGGTTCGTCTCTCGTGGTGCAGGCCAAGACTTGGATATGTCCGGTTTCGGTATTATCAATCTTAAAGACCCGGTTAATCCGCAAGATGCTATGACATTCGCTGCCTCATTGACAGCCGTTACTGATGCGCAGACAGCAGAGACTAATGCAGCAATAAGTGCAGCAGCAGCTCTGGTATCAGAAAATAACGCATCAGCTTCAGAGATATTAGCCGCAGGTTATGCAGACATCGTTAAAGAGGCTTTATTGCCTAAAGGTAACTGGGATGCTTCAGGTGGATTATTCCCTACTGAACCTGTACCAGTTGGCGGTGTTGTTCGTGCAGACCTTTACGTAGTTACCGTTGGTGGTACTATGGATAATGGCTCACAGACTCTCGTTGTACAAAAGGATGACCAGTTCTATTGGAACCCTGTTGATAACGAGTGGGCGTGGTTCTCTATTAATGGCGTACAGATTACTAGCTTGACTGGTCAGGCTAAGTTGCCTAAGGGTACAACTGCTCAACGTGATGCAGCTAATACAGGTGACTTACGTTTTAATACGGACTTAGTAGCCTTTGAAGGTTATAACGGTACTAGTTGGTCGAACCTAGCTGGTATAGAAGCCACTAGTGCAAATGGACAAGCAAGGCTACCTTCAGGTACTGTGGCTCAACGTGATACAGCAGTTAATGGAGATTTACGTTACAATACCGACGACGACGTGCTGGAAGGGTATATAAACTCTGTATGGGAATCTTTACCTACTACTACAGGACTTCAGCCTCAATTAGCTCAAGCATGGGTTAACTTTGACGGTCCGACTACAACCATTAACCGTAGCTTGGGAGTCTCTAGTGTAACCAATTCCATAACCGGGAGATACGTCGTTACACTTTCTTCACCTGCACCCAGTGGTTATATTATACAAGTTACTTCAACTTCCGCGTCATCTCAGGTTCTTGCTGGTTCGATAACATCTACTTCTTTTACTGTAATTACCAGTAACAGTAGTGGAACTGGAGAAAACTCGTCAAGCGTAGCGGTAACAATTTTTTATTAAGGGTTAGTCAATGGGAAAAGTAATTATTCATAAAGCAGAAGATGGTACGCTTTTGATAACAAGACCAGGCGAAGGTCATGATGTTCATAAAGCTGCTCGTCAAGCTGTTAAACATGGCAAAGCCTACAAGATAATCGATGAGTCTGAGTTACCTTCTGATTATACTTTCCGTTGGGCTTGGACTGTAGACGATTCTAGCTTAACGGATGGTTTTGGTAACAGTTCAGATAAGTACGAATAGGCGGTCATACGTGATTAAAATAGATATGGCGAAAGCCAAAGAATTTGCTCATGGTATCCGTAAGGCCGACCGTGACAAGCAAATGGAACCGCATGATAAAGCTATCATGATGCAAATCCCCGGTACGCCTATCATTGAGATAGAGGCCAAACGTCAAGCTATCCGTGATGTTAATGCGGTAGTTCAAATCAGTATAGATAATGCTCAGGATGAAGTCGAATTAAAGGCGGCTATTGCTGACATGATTAAATAAGGAATAGACATGAGTGACACTACACAAGTGATTGTTCAAGAGGTAATGAAAGCATCTCCCGCAATTGCTGTGCAGGGTGTCCAACTCTTTGGGGTGCAAATTAGTGATGTTGTACATATCTGTACCCTTATCTATTTAGGTTTACAGGGAGCTTATTTACTCTGGAAATGGATTAGGGAGGTATGTAACAATGAGTAAAGGTGCAGCTAAAGAAGGTGTGCTAGGCGGTTTACATGCGTTAGTAGCACAAGTTTTATCAGCGCAGGTTGGGCATACGGTAATGTTACCTCAGTTCGACCATGACGGTGAAGTGCTTTTAGATGATGACGGTAATCCTATTCTAATCGAAGAGTATGACGCATCACCTCAGCTCTTAGCAACAGCAATAAAATTCCTCAAGGATAATGAGATTACCGCGACTGCCGAACAATCGGTAGAGGTAGCGAACCTTGAAGATGAAGTAGCTAAGAAGCGTGAAGCTAACAAAGCACGTAAGGCTAAAATGGCGGCAGCACGCCAAGAGGCTATGGACAAAGTGAAGC